GGCTTTGAAGCCGAGAAAGTCAACGAGATACTCATACGCCTCGGGGATATAGCCGCCGGGCTGTCCGTCCCTCTCAACGACCTTGTATATCTGTACGGGACCACGATGGCCCAGGGCCGTCTTTATACCCAGGACCTTAACCAGTTCACGGGTCGTGGCATACCGATGATAGCCGAACTCGCCAAGCAGTTCGGGGTTGCCGAGAGCAAGGTCAAGGAACTGGTGGAAGCCGGCAAGGTCGGCTTCCCCGAAGTGCAGAAGGTCATCGAGAGCCTGACTGACGAGGGCGGCAAGTTCGGCGGCCTGATGGAAGCGCAGTCAAAAACCATCACGGGACAGATTTCCAATATCGAGGATGCCCTGTCGATGATGTTCAACGAAATCGGTCAGCAGTCCGAGGGTATAATAAACACAACCCTCGGAAGTGTCTCCTACATCATTGAGAACTACGAGCGGTTCGGCCGTATCTTGCTCGGACTTGTGGCGACTTACGGCACATACCGCACCGCAGTGATGGCGGTGGCGGCTGCCAAGGGCTGGGCTACGGCAGCGGAAGCCCTCCACTACAACTGGCTGCTCATGGTGGAGAAGGCGCAAAAAATGCTCAATGCCACCATGCTCAGCAACCCTTACGTGCTTGTGGCTACGTTGATTGCCGGCGTGGTCGCGGCTATGGTGTCCATGAAGACGGAGGCCGAACGCATAAAGGAGGCCGAGGAAGCCTACGAAGCCCAGCTCCGGAAGACCATCGAGGCGGAGGAGGAACACCGCCGGCAGATGGATAAACTGTGTGAAATCGCCGGCGATGAATCCCTGTCTACAGATACACGGCGGGAAGCATTAATCCAGCTTGTGCGCCAGTATCCGTCCATCTTCCAGAAATACGGCACCGAGTACGAGTGGTTGAAGAATATAAGGGACATAAAACGCGAGATTGCGGAACTTGACGGAAAGAAGTCGGCGGCCAATACCGACAACCAGCTTGCCGATATAACCCCGCGCATACAGCAGCTGCGACAGAACATCGCCATGTGGGAGCGGAAGGCACAGGAAACCGCTTCCCCCTACGCACGGACCCGGTATGAAAAATATATCAAGGATGCCAAAGCTCAGCTAAGCGTGCTGACGGCCAGATGGCAGAAGCTTTCCTCGGAAAGGGAGAGAGCCAATGTTGATGCGTGGCTTGCATCCGCGACAGGTTTCAGCAACGGCACCCTGGAAGCGGAAATAAAGGCGAGGGAGAATCTCATCGCCAAAATGGACATGCGTGGTCTGAAGAAAGGCCGTCTGTCCGGTTCCGGGGCATCCGGAGTATATTCGCGTGACGAACTGAAGACCCAGTTAACCTTGCTGCAAGCGGAGCAGAACCGCCGCAACAAACCTATCGACAGTCCCTCCGATTGGGCGTCAGTTGTAAGGAAGAAATATCAGGACGCGCTCAAAGCGTACAACGATTTCATCAGCGACACATCCACCAACCTCTCGCAGGAAGAATTTGAAAAAAAGCGCGATGAGCTCAAGAAAGCAGTCGATGATGCAAAAAAAGAATACGACAAAGTTAAACCCGTAAAGGATTCCGATGCGGAGACCGAGCAGCGCACACAGCAGAAAGCGGAGCGTCAACGCCAGCAACAGCTGGAGACGGAACGCAAGCTCGGACTTGAACTTGTGGCCGTGCAACAGGAGAACGCCCAGGCAGAAACCGAGGCCATGAAGGAGGGTCTTGAGAAGAAACTGCGCCAGATTGATGACGAGTACCAAGCTAAGAAAAACGCCATCGCCAAACAAAAAAGCGACTGGCAGGCCGATAATGTAAAGGCCGGACGTTCCCCGGAGCTTACCACAGAGCAGCAACAGGCTCTCGACACCGCAACTAAACTCAACGAGGCAAAGCGTCAGCAATCCGTTGCCGATGCTTACAAAGGGGAGTTTGCCCTCATGCAGGAGCATCTCCGCCAGTACGGCACGTACCAGCAGCAGAAGTTGGCGATAGCGAGTGAGTATGCCGAGAAAATCAGGAAAGCCGGGAGCGAAGCCGAGCGACAGACGCTGGGGCGTGAACGGGACAGCCTCCTCTCGGGCGTTACTGCGCAGGAGCTGAAGGGGACGATAGACTGGGGCGTGGTGTTCGGGGAGTTCGGGGGTATGTTTGACAGCGTCGTAAAGCCGATACTGGAGAAGGCGCGGGAGTACATGGGGACCGAGGAGTACCGGAACTCCGGGGCGGCGGACCAGGAGGCGATAGCGGCGGCCGTCAGGCAGATGGAGCAGGCGACGGGCGTGAGCGGGCGCGTGAGCTTCGAGAAGCTGGGCAAAGAGGTTAGCGCGCTGGAGAAGTCGCTCGCCGCGCTGCGCGGTGGACAGGACGAATACAAGACGAGCTACGCCGCGCTGCAGACCGCGCAGGAGAACTACGCCAAGGCGATGGCGACCGGGACCGCCGAGCAGCAGAAGGCCGCCAAGGGCGCACTGGAGACCGCCGAGGCCAACGAGGCTGCGGCGGCTGCCAACGTGTCGTCGCTGCAGCAGACCGCCGACGCGACGCAGCAGACGGTGACGAACACCGCTACGGTGCTGAAGACCTCGATGGACCAGGTGGTCGGTGGTCTGCAGCAGCTCGCCGGGGGGAGCCTGAGCGGTGCGTACCAGGGTCTGATAGACGTGGGCAAGGGGATGAAGAACCTGGAGAAGATGCCCAAGCAGCTGAGCGACGTGATGGGCAATATATCTGACAAGCTGGAGAGCGTGCCGATAGTCGGCTGGATACTGTCAATCATAGACATATTCAAGGACGGTCTGAGCGTGGTGGTCAGCGGTCTGCTGGACGCTGTGTTCAACGCCGTCAGCGGGATACTTGACGATGTGCTGTCCGGCGATTTATTCATGTCGATAGGCGAATCCCTCGTGTCGGGCATAGGGAAGATATTCGACGCCATAACGTTCGGGGGTTTCTCGTCGTGGTTCGACACGAGCAACGCCCGAGAGGTGCAGGAGACGATAGACGCGCTGACCGAGCGGAATGCCTCGCTACAGGGCGCGATAGAGGACCTGACGGACGAAATCAAGGCCGGCAAGGGTACCAAGAGCGTCGCGGCGTACCGCCAGGCGCGCGACCTGCAGCAGCAGACCAACGCCAACTACCTCCAGATGGCGATTGCGCAGGCGGGCTACCACGGCAGCCACCACTCGTGGGACTACTACTGGGAGGGCTTCACACCTGAGCAGATAGCGCGACTGAGCGGCCAGATAGGACGGCAGTGGGACGGAAGCCTGTGGTCGCTCAGCCCGGAGGAAATGGCACAACTGTCGAGGAACGCCGACATGTGGCAGCGCATCATCGAAACCGGAAAGGGCGGATACGGCGAGCAGGTGGCGATAAAGCTCTCCGACTACATAGCCCAG